GACGCGTGTTTCAAGGACTGTGGCAAATATGACGTACCCCAACCTGAAAAATTGGATGTGGGATCATGGCTCCTAGCAGGAGAATGGCTTAAGATTTCATACGCTTCGTGCGGTGGATCAAAGGTTATGAACCATGAAGACGTTGTAGCTGCCATGGATATGACTACTAGTTGTGGCTATCCCCACAATCTTACTTTCCATAGCAAGCGTGAGATGGCAACATCCACCAGCTGGAACATCCTCCAGGACTACTGGGCAATGATCGGGGTTGGCGATATAGTCAACCGCAGTGTTAACTCACCAGACCGGATCATTCCCATTTTCTGTGTGGCCCAGAAGGTCGAGCTCCGAAAGGTAGCTAAGCTTCTAGAAAATAAGATCCGTACTTTCACTGCAGCCCCCGTAGAACACTCCTACGCCACCAACAGAATGTGTCTCGACTTTAATGTCAAGTTCTACGAAACAGCAAACCGTGCTTCGATGCTCGGCACTTGGAGTTTCGTTGGAGCGACCAAGTTTATGCGTGGATGGGACACTCTATACGGAAGGTTAACCCGTCGTGACAGCTCTGAAGAAGAGCATGAACAATTCAAACGAAACGCCTTTGAACTCGATGAGTCAAAGTTTGATTCATCCCTATTCCGGGCTGCAATGCTCGGACAAGTTGACGTTCGTTGGTCCTTGCTTTGTGTTGACGATCGCACTCCTGAAAATGCAGTGCGCCTGGCTAACATATATGAAGCTTTGGTCGATACCGTCATGGTGCTGGAAAATGGAGACCTTGTGCAAAAACACACAGGGAACCCATCCGGTAGCAGCAACACTATCGTGGATAACACCATGATTCTGGAGAGGCTATTTAACTACGCCTGGATCATCCTTTGTAAGGAAAGTGGTCGCGAAACATCACGTGCAGACATGCGAAAGCATGTTGAGGCGGCTCTTAACGGAGACGACAACACGTTTTGCTGCAGCGATTCCGTCGTTATGTGGTTCAACCCCACCAGCATTGGCCGAATTTGGACAGCTATCGGTGTAACTACCAACACACCTTGTTCCGAACCGCAACCCTTAGAAAGTTGCAACTTTCTG